AGTTATGGATGGGAAGATGATAACATATCAGAAAGATTAAAATTATTTGGACTAAAACAAATAAAAGTCAAGAATGATATATCTGTTATACATCTTCCACATTCTGATAAAAAAAGATATGAAAATTGTAGTGGGTATGAATTAGAAACTGAGGAATATTATAAAAATAATTTATTAAATCAATGGTCTGGTGAAGAATTGCAATGGCAAACAGAGTATATTATTGTTCAGGATCTTATAAGTAAAAATAAATCAAATAATATTATAAAAGATTATTATGTTGATAAAATATATAAATGGGATATAAAAGAAATTGAAACTAATTATTACGTATCTAAAAAAATGAAAACTTTTACTGTGAAACCTTTTAACAAAAATATGAAAAAATTAAAACACTTTCCAGAAGTGAGATATATTAGTTTGGAAGAAAGTCATAAGCGCCGTGAAAAAATAGAGTCTGAATTTAAAAAATATGGAATAAAATTCATACCTTTTATTTCAAAAAGATTTTCAGAATCTAACGACATTATAACTGGTAAAAATGTATATCAATTAAATGATGGTACCAAAGGATGTTGTGTATCTCATTTAAAAATGATTAAAGATTGGTATGAAAATAGTGATGAAAGTTATACATATGGATTTTTTTGTGAGGATGATTTAAGTCTTGAAACCATACAATATTGGGATTTTACCTGGGAAGAATTCTTAGAAAAAATACCAGATGATGCTGATTGTGTTCAGTTATTTACAGTAAGAAATGACTTTGATACATTTGAATTAAGAGAAAGATTATGGGATGATTGGGGTGTTACAGCGTATATTTTAACAAGGGAGTATGCTAAAAAACTAATAGATACTTACATTAAAGGTGATGATTATCATCTTGAAATTCCAAATCAAGATGTTATGCCTCTTATAGAAAATATTATTTTTGCCAGTATTGGTAAAACTTACACGGTACCTTTATTTGTTGAAAATATTGATTTTGAATCTACTTTTGTTGGTGGTGATGATGATGTAAACAATGGTCAAAAAAATAATCATTACATTGCACATGAAAAGGTAATGAATTGGTGGAAAAATAAAGTGAATGATACTCAAATAAAAGAAAGTGCTAAAATTGTCGATTGTTTTTCTTACTTTAATGAAAAAGAATTATTAGAATTACGTATTGAACTATTAAAAGATTATGTAGATAAATTTATTATTGTTGATGCTGATAGAACTCATACTGGTCATCCTAAAGAATTTACATGTATAAAAACACTTAAAGAAATTGGTTTGTGGGATGAAAATAAAATAGAAGTAATTGAACTTCATCTTCATGATGATGAAGAATATGTTGAATATAATGATCATGATAGATTTTATAATCATAATGACGAATCTAAAATGCGTATCGGATCTAGAGAAAGGATCCAAAGAGATGCTATATTAAATGTTATTGATAAATTTAATGATGATACGGTTTTTATTGTTGGTGATTGTGATGAAATTATAAATCCTTTAAATATATCTTTTATTTCAAATATAGTAAGATCAAATGATAAATTCATTATTAAAATTCCTTTAGTATACCTTCAATCTAGATCTGATTTAAGAGTATACAATTCAATTAATAACTCACCATCTCCTTGGGATTGTTCATTGTTCATGGCAACTAAAAAACAGTTGCTTAAACATTCACCAAATGATATTAGATCTAATTTTAACATTACATATTCTATTCAATATGTTGGTGAAAATGATTTAAGATATGAGGATTTGGGGTGGCACTTCTCATGGATGGGAGATAATCATAGAAACAAAGTAAAAGCACATTCCTATAGTCATTATGGACATGAATTTGATTTTGTTGTTTACAAAAAATGCTACGGCGAAGAATTAGACAATTTTATAGATTCTCATGTTGCAAAAGAAGGATCTATCGCAATATCTGGGCATGAAAATACAGTTCTTAAAAAATACTCTTTAGATAAATTACCGAAAAAAATATTTGAATTGCCTAGAGTTAAACAATTTTTACTTCCAGAAAATAAACAAGTAGAACAAATTATAATTTTAGATGACAAAACTGAAATAGAAAATTTACTGATTGAATATTCTTTGGATACTGAAAATCCTGAACATAATTTTAATCTTGGTATGTGGTATGAAAACGAAGGACATACTGCTCCAGCAGTATCTTATTTTTTGAGATGTGCTGAAAGAGCAGTTGAAATTGATGAAGATCTTGCATATGAAGCATTAATACATGCTTCTCACTGTTATGATAGACAGGGTACAAGAGACGAAAGTTCTAGATCTTTATTATGGCAAGCACAGATGTTTTTACCTCACAGACCTGAAGCATATTATTTGTTGGCAAGATTTGCTCAAAGAAAACAATGGTGGCAGGATTGTTATGTTAATTCTGATTTATGTCTTAGATATTGTGATTTTAATGTAAAACCATTAAGAACTGATGTTGAATATCCTGGTAAGTATGGATTACTTTTTGAGAAGGCTATTTCTGGATGGTGGTGGGGAAAAGTTGATGAGTCTAGAAGTTTGCTTAAAGAAATTTTAACTGATTATAATATAAACCAAGATGATTATAAAACAGTCCACAATAAATTAATTGAAATTGGTGGAAAACTTGATTAAATAATAGAAAAAAAGAAAATGAATTTTACAGTTTACTCAAAACAGAATTGTCCATATTGCATAAAAGTCAAACAAGTGCTAGAATTAACAAAGTCTAAGCATGTTGTTTACACCTTAGATCAAGATTTTACCAGAGAAGAATTTTATTCGGAATTTGGTGAAGGATCTACATTTCCACAAGTAATTTGTGACGATAAAAAATTAGGAGGATGCGTTGACACAATCAAATTCCTCAAAGAACAACAAATCATCTGATGATACTATAAATACAAATAAGATCCCAAAAATTAATCGGGGTGTTGAACTTATTCTTAATGGAGGTAAAAGAAAGCAAACTTATCCTTTCCATATCATCTTCGAAAAGATGGTTTGCTTTCTAAAACGGGAAGTAACCATTTATTTTGAATTTTCCTTTAAAATTAGGAAAAAATAGTAGTTTCCCGGAGAAAAAAAAATGTTAGCAGTTAGTCTAGTATTCGGTTCATTTTTAACAATTTTATTTCTTATAGTGGGACTTATAGGAGGATGGACTGCAAGAGAATATATGATGAACTATCGGGAAATTCCAAGACCTCACCCCGAAATGTTTGATGGACAGGGAAATTTAATTCCAGATGAGGTAATTGCATTTAATTTTGAAAACTATTATGACTACAACGACACAGAAGAAGACGACGAGACCTAAAACAACTACAAGAACTTCAACAAGTATTGAATTACCTGCAAATCCGTTTGCATTTGAAGTTTTTAATTTGGCATCAAAACAAAAAAGTAACGCAAAAAAAGTAGAAATACTTCAAAAGTATTCTCATCCATCTATTCAGACACTTTTTGTTTGGAATTTTGATGAAAGTATTATTTCAGTATTGCCAGAAGGTGAAGTTCCATATGCAAGTGTTGGTGAACAAAATTCTTTTAGTGGAACAATAACTGAAAAAATTAATGATGCTGTTTACAAAATGGAAGAAATGGGATCAAATTCTTTGGGATCTCAAGATCAAGGAAAATCTTCTATACGTAAAGAATATCAAAAATTTTATAACTTTGTCAAAGGTGGTAACGATGGATTAAGTTCTCTTCGTAGAGAGACTATGTTTATTAATTTACTTCAAGGACTACATCCTCTTGAAGCAGAAATTTTATGTCTTGTAAAAGATAAAAAATTAGAAACTAAGTATAAAATTAACAAAGAGATTGCAAGTCAAGCATATCCTAATATTCAATGGGGAGGACGGTCTTAATTATGAGTAAACTTTATAATGTAATTGAAAGAGTACAACATACAGAAAAGCATATGGATTCCTGGACACCAGCAGAAAAAGAAACCTGTAAATCAAAATATGGTTGTGAGATTCTGATTCAAGATGGATCTTATGCTGAAGTATGTACTAAAGATTCTCCTAATGATGCTTATATTGTTAAATATATGATTAATGATAAGATTTGTTTTGATCTTACTCGTGGTGGGAGAATTAAGTTATTTGATATGTATTGGGACAAGTTTCGTGAGAATCTAAAGAGTATTGACTTTGGATATGGTAGAATTAATCCAAAGCTTTGGGGATATAAGTCACCCGAAAAGAAAAAGCGAAAGTGAATTCACAGATGCCGGGAAAAAAATCCCGGCAATTTTTTTGTCCCTTAAGATTTTTAAAAATTGTAACAAAAGTTACATTCAGACTTGCTAAATATTAATACAGGGTCTATAATGACCTTACGTTCATCCAGGAAACTGGACGCAAGTAGGACGGCGGAACGGTACGTTCATTCGCTATTCGCAAATAGCGAACACAAACCGCCCGAAGGAACGGGGCCTAAAAATCTCATTTCTTTGGAGCAAAAATAATGGCAAAAATCGTATACAGAGGCGTAGAGTATGATACTCAGAAGCGCCTTGAGTATCAACAGCAAATGATGCAACAACCCCAACAGTATAACGAAACCTATCGTGGTGTTAAGTTTACTAAGGAGGGTCATAAGTGATGAAAAAACTTAATGTGCTTCAACTCATCAAAGAGCAAAAGCAGAAAGAGAATCGTCGTCATCAAGCACTGCTTGTAAACGCAGGAGCAAAGTGATGATAGTAATCGCACAAATTACAGTTGCGTCTGCTACCTTTATTACTTTACTTTCATTGTATATTCAGTGGTTGTCTAAGTAATTAAAAACTCTGGGGGGATTGATTCCCCCCTTTTTTTATGCTAAAATTATGAGGGAGAGATGAATCTTATGGACAAAGAAAAATTAAAACTTATCATCCGTAATCTTGAACTATTAGTTGATTCTCTAAAGGCAGAAGTGTATTCTGATGTTTCTTCTTATTCTTATACCGAACCAAATGTTAGAAAAAGACCAATTTTAGATTATGATGAAATATTTGAGGATTCTGATTTAGATGACTGAGACATCAAGGGCAAAACAACTTGTAAAACTTCTTGAAAGGTTAATTAAACAAGACCATCTTTATAATGATGACAAAATTCAAGAAATGAAAGCACAACTTCGTGCTGTAAAAGAACAAATCAAAGAGTTAGAAGCACAAACATCAAAAGGATTTGGAAAGAAATGAGTGTAAAACTAATTAGCGTAACTCCTGATGCTGAGCAAACAATGGCATATGTTGCAAGAGTGTCGAATCCAAAAAATCAGACTAATGAGAATTACGCAAAACTTCTTGCTTACTGTATTAAGCATAATCACTGGAGTGTATTTGAGCAAGCATTTATGACACTGGAAATTGAAACTAATCGTGGTATTGCATCTCAAATACTTCGTCACCGTTCGTTTACCTATCAAGAATTTTCACAACG